AAAATTCATCAAGGATATCCTGGCCACTGGCGTCATCGAGGATCTCTTGGCTCTCGGTCTGGCCAAGGTGGAGAAGGAGCTCAAGAAGACGGACGGTTCCAAAAAGTCGCGCATCACCGGGGTGCCGAAGCTGGACGACGCCAACTGGGCAGGGACCCATCGGAGCCAGGAATGCACCCTCATCATCACGGAGGGAGACTCGGCCAAGGCTCTGGCTATCGCCGGGTTGAGCGTCGTCGGGCGCAATCAGTTTGGCGTCTTCCCTCTACGTGGAAAGCCGCGCAATGTCCGAGATGCCACCATCAAGCAGGTGACGGACAACGAGGAGTTCTCCAACCTCAAAAAAATCCTAGGTCTTCAACACGGTAAAAAGTACGGGTCACTAAGTGACCTGCGCTACGGCCGTCTCATGATTATGACCGACGCCGATCTGGATGGCTCGCACATCAAGGGTCTCGTTCTGAACATGTTCCACGTGTATTGGCCAGAACTCATCAAACTTGGTTTCATTGCGAGTATGGTGACGCCCGTGATCAAGGCGGGCAAGCAGTGGTTCTTCACGGAGGACGCCTTCCGCGAGGCGGCGCCGTCCGGCCCGGTCAAGTACTACAAGGGTCTCGGTACTTCCACGAGTGCAGAGGCGAAGGAATACTTCAAGAAGATTGAGCAGCTCACAGTTGCATTCAATTCAGATCCTAAATTCAACGAGTCTATGAGTTTAGCCTTTTCTAAATCACAGGCGGATGACCGCAAGCACTGGCTGACTCAGCACATGGCCGCGCCTCCTCCGTGTGTCAAGTACGGAGCCGTGAAGAACCTCACTGTAACGGACTTCATCTATCACGACATGGCCAACTTCAGTGCCGAGGACATCAAGCGCAGCATCCCTCACGTGGCGGACGGCCTCAAGCCCAGTCAGCGCAAGGTGATTTACGCCTGCCTCAAGAAGAACCTCGCGACAGACATGAAGGTGGCTCAGCTTTCCGGCTACGTGGCGGAGCAGACGGCTTACCACCACGGCGAGGCCAGCCTACAAGGCACCATCATCAATCTTGCCCAGAATTTCGTCGGGTCAAACAATCTAAATCTACTCGAGCCCTCGGGTCAGTTTGGCACGCGGTTGGCTGGCGGCAAGGATGCGGCAAGCCCCCGTTACATCTTCACGCGGCTCGCACCTTGGACGAAGAAGATCTTTGACCAGAGTGACAACGCGGTTCTCAAATACGCTTTGGATGACGGGCAGCAGGTGGAGCCCGAGTTCTACTCGCCTATTGTGCCCATGATTCTGGTGAATGGCGCCGAGGGCATCGGGACGGGGTTCAGCTGCTACGTGCCGCCCTTCGAGTACGAGGCGATCAAGACGAACATTCTGTGCGCGCTGGACCAGGTGGCTATGGTGCCGATGAAGCCTCACTTCAAGGGATTCAAGGGCAAGACGGAGAAGACGAAGGATCACACGTGGGTTCTGAGCGGTGTGGTGGTCAAGGAGGGGGCGCAGCTGCACATCACCGAGCTGCCTCCAGGCCGGTGGATCCAAGACGTCAAGGAGCACCTGGATGAGCTGGTTGATAAGGGAACCATCCAAAAGTACGAAAATCACTCAAGTGAAACTCAGCCGGACTTTCGCATCTGGGGATTTGGGGGCGAAGACCCAATCCGGGAGCTGGGGCTGACCAAGACCATTCACACGAGCAACATGTACCTGATTGGACCTAATGGGGCTGTGAAGAAGTACAACAGCCCTGAGGAGATTCTAGTGGAATACATTGAAATTCGGATCAAAATTTACAAGAAGCGCAAGCAGCACCTTCTTGCCCAGCTCGACGAGGAGATTCAGTGGGTGACGGAGAAGGCCCGCTTCATTCACGACGTGGCGGTGAGGCCGCTCATGTACATTTTCAACATTCCGCTCGGGAAGATTCATGAGCAGCTTCGGCATATGAAGTATCCCGAGGCCATCTGGCCCAAGTTGCTAGACATCAAGACGTACCAATACACAAAGGAGGAGGTTGATAAACTGCAGGCTCTGTGCCGCGCCAAGGCGGCCGAGCGTGATGCACTCAAGGCGACCAGTGTGGTGCAGTTGTGGAAAAATAACCTGTCCAATTTGTAGAGGATGGAACTAAATCCGATTACACAATTTCAGAAGATTCTGGAACTTGAAAGAAATTTACAAAGGAAATTTGTGAAGGCTGTGACGCCACCTTCACCCCCGCCGCCGCCCGCGCCAGTTGCCATGCCAGTACCAATTCCAGTTCAAATTAGTGGGTTCTTTATGGCTACTTCATCAAATGTGGTGACCTTCTATGTGAATACTACATGGCCTCTACTCACGGCCAATATAAAGGCGCCCATAGGTACGGGATGGCGCGTTTATGGTATTACAGGTATGATTGGCAACGTCATTCTGACCAAAATCAGTGAAGAGCCTGGAATAAAGAAGCTTGGTGAGCAGAACAGCGAGGGTTACATGTGGTCGTTCGAGTGTCAGACGGACACGGAGCAGAATATCGAGGGAACCCAAGGTGTGATTGGCGCCACTTTGTACCCGCCAGACGCGAGTTCGCTCGTGACCAACTCAATCACTGGCGACTTGTCGGGGTTCTATTATGTAGCACGCAACGTTCCTAGTTTTTACATTAAAGGGTCTGTGGTGCCCCTTATGTTCGGTGAAGGATGGAGCGTCTCTGGAATACCAGGTCTCACCGGGAACGTCACAATCAAACAGTTTGTGACCATATCAGGCCGAGTCACTGAACTGTGGCCGTACGACTCGTATATAGTTCTGAATACCGATTATATTCCTGAAAATACTGGGCTACCAATTCCAGTTGAAAATATAATTGTGAAACAGCCCCCTGCTAAAGCCAAGATAATTGGTGCAAATGTCCAATACACATCTGAAACTTCAAATGTGACTATGATCGAGATGAACACCAAACTCAAGATTAATGGAGGTGCCCCATTACGAGAGCTGAACACGGGTATAAAGGAGGTTAAGATCTTTCATGATGAATATAAGGAGATTACTAAGCAGGGGTTCAACTCGGGCACCACCATGTCCCTTTACGCAGTGGGCCCCCAAGAGAAATACACTCGGGGCGAGGATAATAGCATGTTTAATGCAACGTTCCCACAGCATAGTAATTTCGTCATGTATCAACGCAACATACCCATTTCAGGTGACGTGTTTCTCGGGCAAACTATCACCATAGAGCTCAAACCGAAGGAACTTGGGGACTTGCTGTGTAATATGTACCTTCAGTGCTCTTTGCCTGCACTTACGGGATCTTCCAACGCATATACCAACCAGGTGGGGCGTGCGCTCATAGCCCAAGCCGACTTTATGATAAACGACACTGTGATAGAGACGGTATATGACGATTGGTTCTTTATTCGTGATCAGGTGTTCCTGGACGCAGATGAGCAGCAGTCCATGTTTTCAGCGGTTAATGGAGGGTCCTCGTCCAATGTGAGCCCCACGACTGTGCTCAACATGGTCATACCATTTGAATTCTTCTTCTGTAGAAGACACTCGCACGCTAATAAAGGGCGTGAGAGACTGCGCCGGCCGTACCTGCCACTGTGCGCCATATCTAATCAGAGAATCTATTTAAAAATAAAATTCAATCCGTGGGTATGGATCACAAATGACTTGGGCGTCTCAAGAAAAGACATTATTAATCCAAGTCTAATTTTGGAGGAAATTAAACTGACGGATGCCGAGAAGCTTTACTATCAATCTACACCTCAGAGATACGTTATCAATAGAGTTCAGAAAGAGTCGGCGCTTCCATTTACAAACGCCAATCCTCAGATTCAGCTCACTGCAAATTTTCCAGTGCAGATGCTTATTTGGTTTATTCGCAATCGCAAATATGAATCAGTCGCTTCTCCATCAGGCGCACCTTCCGGTCTTTATTACGATTCGCGGTACAGTTACGGATACACAACCCAGTATATTCAGACTGCAGTGCCTCTGACGTTCGTCTCAGGTACAACATCCTTTATCGACGTGATTGACACGGCTAATATTGTGTTGAACGGAATCGACATTTCCAGTACATTCAAGGGCTCGCTCTATTATTCATTCAAGCAGCCCATGGATCACGGTCTGTCGGTGCCGGCCAAAAATATTTACATGTATTCTTTTGGCCTGACTCCAAAAGAGTATAATTCAGGTGGGTACATCAACTTTTCCAAGCTGAATTCTCAGACTACGAAACTGAACCTGTCATTTGTACCTGCGTACGCGTCTCAGCTGATTCAGGGGTATCAACTGTATGTTTTTTATTATGGATACACGATTTTGGAGGTTGCGAATGGGTTCGCAAGACTTCCTTTTGCCTGATGAGGTATCCGATAATTCCATTCGTGATGCACCAACGAATGAAGTTCAGCTGGGCTACGGTTGTCGTGATTTCCTGAAACTCAATGCGCTCGGTGCGGCAGAAGGGATCGAAGAGCTTCTTCGAGTAGCCGTCGAGCGACGACTTGTAAGCCACATGCACAGTGAAGATCTTGCCATTGGGCGCCGTATATGTGATGTGACGGGCCTTGGAGTAGTTGGTCACAAACCACTCCAAGTTTCTAAGTGAAATTCCCTTGGTATGACAGAGAATATCTCGCAGCTGATCAGAGTTCTCTTTCTCCGAGAAAAATCGGGTGAGACTTTCTAGAAGAAGGTCAGATTTACTCATTAATATTTTAGGTTCCTAAATGTTTAAGCGACTTCTAACCTCCAAATTCCAACTAACTGGTTCCGCCTCTTTGTGGTTGGAAGGTTCTCCAACCGGCGTCTGAGGGGCTTGCTTCAGATGGAAATTGCAGTATCCATTCGCCTTGGGCTCCTTGAGACACCTCGCCTTGCTCTTCAGCTGACCCTTGCAGAACCTGCACTCCACTTCAGCAGTGTCTTCCACGAGTCTCGTCAGGGGGATTGTGTAGAGCTTCGCAATCACCTCGAGCGACTTGCGAAGGCGCAACGCAACGCGCCTATTCACCTCCTCCTCGATCATTTCAGCGATCTGTTTCTCCATACTAAATTAGGTGATTTTTTCTCTAAGTTTTACCTGATTACAAATTTTTTTATGAATCGGTTGGTCAAATCTTTGATTGGATACTCATTATGAATCTTCCATTCTTTTTTCCCTCCTGTAAGTTTGTACCATTTTTTATTGAAATTTCTTGTAGGAGGGAGCCATGTGATGCCGGTTTCTAGATTTCTGTAAGAAGAATTTTGTTCAAAATTAATAGCAGATGGTATTTTTATTTTTTGACAACGCAATGCAACGTCGTTAGGCATCATATACTGCTCGTTGATTATATTTCCTATATAAATTGGTTTAGATATAAAAATCGATCCAAACGTTATAACGTGCAATTTTGACACATTCGGATGTGTATTCAATAATTTGCAAAGTACATTTACAACCATTCCACCATATGAATGACCCACAAGGAAAACGTGTTTTCTCAATGGATCATTAAGACTTGCGGTTACTCTAACCAATATATTCTTGATGTGTTCTGAAGTTCGTGGATTAAGAGGGGTTGCGCATTGCAAAAATATATGTTTGAGAGTCTTGTACATGCTTTCGTTGCAAATACTAAACTCATTTATACGCCTGGCTATGCTCGCACCTTGTTGATTGTTTGATAGATTTGAGGAAATTCTAGAAGTACCCCTCCCACTGCACCCGAGGCCGTAAAAATTATATACGTCAATATCTTTCAACTGAATTTCAATACTATTATATAAGGTAATATTTCTAAATATGGTTGGTGTGGGCAAGTTGCGAAAACGCATCTTTGCTCCATTCAAATTACCAGAATTTATTTTATTCTGTATGTTAAGCAAAGTTTGATGATAATTCAAATGATTCGTTATTTTATTATAAATATTTCTATACCTAGAATTATTACTTAATATCTGTTGATTTATCTTCTTTTTAATTTCATCTGATAATTTGAGAATTTTATTTGGGGTATTATAATAATCACTTCTTAACAGTCTATAACTAATAATAGACAAATCACTGAAATTAAGTTTATATTTATTTTCGATTGATGTATATAGTCTATTTAATTCATTCTTATATATAGAATTAGTATTATACATATTATGATTCTTATTGTTTTTTAGTTCCTTTAATGCTAAATTAGCTACGCTTTTTGTTAGAGAATTTCTCATGTTAGTTATTTTCTGTTTTCTTCTTATGTCCTCTAAAGTTATAGGCATTATTATGAAAGTATAAAAAAATCTGTAATCTTCTTGACCTTTGGCGCGAACAGGAGATTTGCCGTGTCGCTGCCTAGTAGAGGTTCAAGCAGGTCGCACACGGGTTTCTTGAGTTGGTTGGTGAAGTAATACTTGTAGTCGATCTTGATCCCGTTCTCAGCCACCCATGCAGGGTCCTCGGCCTTTTCGTACATCTTGGCGTTTTTGGGGCCCTCCACGATTACAAACTGTACTCGGTCTCCTTGCTGCGGCTCGGAGCCTGGACTGCGCTTCTTGATCTTGTCACGCACCTCCGCATGAGGCATCTTAACTTTGTAGGACGAAGCCAACTGCTTACTCATCATCAGTTTCTCAGTAGCCACCTCCCCACCTGTGAGAGCTTTAGCAGCCGCCTTGGCAAACTCCACTGGCGGCCGCGGATCGTCGCTCTCAAGAATCATATTCAGGAGAGAATTAAGCGTCTCGCGAACATACTGGCAGCTGTCCCGCCGGACAACCTGGAGACCTTTGATGTCAATTTTCTTGAACACAACCGCGTCTCCCTTCTTCTCCCACATCTTGGCAGCATAGCGCTTCTTCGAGTACAGAAAGTACGGGCAATAAACCTTCTCGAGCTCAAGGTCATTCGGCGCCTTGAAGAGCTTCGTGCATTCAGCCGCGGCGCGCTCTCCGAGCTCCCAGCTGTAATCTATAGCATCCTGTCCCTTGCGCCCCTGGGTGTCGAACTCAACCATCACTGAGTCCGTGTCGCCGTACCTCACGTTGGCTCCTGGAAAATTGGCCTCGACGTATTTCTTAGTCTCCTCAATCATCTGTCGTCCTCGCATAGTAACAGTTGATGCGATGGCGAGAAGTGGAAGCATGCCCTTAGACGCGCCAGTAAATCCATATATACTATTCATAGAAATCTTGTAGGCCAGTTGCTGCCCATTATACACAGCCTCCATGGGCGTTCCTTCTGCCTCGGCCATCAACTTCTTAGCCTTCTTGCGGAACGCCTTCAGGTCCGTCAGGATGGATGGAAGGAGAGATGGTACATTCTGTGCGAATCTGAACGGCCCAAACTGCTCGTACTCCACACCCTCGAGGTTATCAAACTGAGGGTCCATCACAAGTGACGAGTAGCACAAGTTATGTGCGCACATGATGCTCGGGTACAGGCTCGCAAAGTCCAGTGCAGTGATTGGCGTGTAGTAAGCGCCTGTCTGGGCATCGAGCACAGTCGCACCTTGGTACTTTTGATCTGATGCTGAACCAGGTGGCGCGCGGAACACTGGGATGATGAAACCGATCTCGCGCGCCTTGTAAGCCATCTGACTAAACACCTTGATTTGCTGTCCTCTCTCACTCAGAAACGCGAGTGGAACCCAGCACGCCTTGGCCATCTCAATTTGGTTCTGAATTTGACAGAGTTTGTCCAACAGTTTGAGAGGAAGGGCGGTATCCTGCATACAGTACTCCGCCACCTCGCCAAGTTTCTTTGGGTCCCCCTCGGCGTACCGGCTGAAAATCTCTTTGACAGGCATATCGTGCTTCTGGTCCTTGAGGAAGTGCTTGCTGACGTTGTTTAGGGAATAAGATTCCAATTTGTGCTCGCGCTTGACATCCTGAAAGAAATCAAATACGTACCGCCCACGCATGGGAACCATCTTGAGCATGTTGTCTCCTAGCGCGCTCGAAGACAGGTTCTTTGTTATGAGTTCGACCGGAGAGTCCTTGAACCGTCCCCACGTGGGCGCCAGATTATTCAGGGTACAGCGCACGAGCAGAAACTCCAAGTCAAATCCAAAGATGTTCCAGCCCGTTACTACATCCGGGTCAATCTCCGTGATGTACTGCTCGAACCTCTTCAGGAGAGCCTTCTCTGTCTTGAAGCTTTCGCAATCTGGCGCGTCTGTCTGCTTGAGGCACAAGCAGCGGCGAACTTCGTCGCCCCCATAGACTCGAGTAGTCATACCAATCTGAAAAATGACGTCCTCAGCCTTTTGCGGAGTCGGGAAGCTTCCATCCTTGGAGTAGCACTCGATATCGAAGCTCATAATTTTGATGGGTGCGATATCGTCTCGATCTAGCGGTTTCACGAGGTCTATGCGCGGCGCCCAGAGGGTCACGTCACATGACGTGGAAAAGTCGGGCTCGCAGTCCGATACCTCGAACCACCCCGTGGATTTAATTCCAGTGACGTGCATGAAGCGCAAGACGGGATCGATGTTTGACTCGTAAATTTTAAGGCGACCGAAGCTCTTGAGATCTTCCCACCTGTCGTCTCGTTCCTTGACTTTCTCCACTGCAGAAGCGCACATGCGCATGGCGCGACACGTCTTGAACTCAAGTCGGACGAATCTGGACAGAAGACCGTTCTGGAAACCCCATAGATCCTTGGCGTGAATCTCACGAACCTCTTTGAGATCATTCCGAAAATGATTTTGAATTGCAAACTTGAAATCAGGGAAGGAATGTCCTCGACGAATCTTGATGTAAAAATAGGGGTTGAAAGGAACACCTACGGCGAGCGATTTTCCATCTTCACACCTACCATAAATTCTGACTGTAAATTGACCGTCTATATCATTCCCTTCCCAGGCAATAGCTTGGCACTTCATCGTACCATTTCAGGGAATTTTATCTTAAAGTAAAGTAAATGAGCCGCGTTTGGTTTATTCACGTAGATACATCTTCGAACAAGGACAACACTGTTATCAAGAGCAACGCTTTCAACTCGTTTGATTGTTCGGTATTTCTTGGCCAGACTCACACCCGTGTGAAGCGTGTTGCTCTCAAGTCGGCTGAGATACCACTCGGTTTCTACAATATTCGCGCACCATATAACACCCTCACTCTTAACGTTCTGAGCACACGCACGAGTTACACATTCACGCCTGGAAATTACTCCGCATCTACATTCATATCCACTATTAACAACACTATCACGACTGCAGTGGGCAGTTTTGCTATTAACGGCACGACTAACAAGATTACTTACACCTCCACATCTGGTTCAACCAGGATAGTTGCAGACCCCGGAACTCTGGGCCATCTTCTGGGATTTACTAATGACCAAGTGGGTGTTAGTTTCACCGCCAATAAGTCTTACAATATAGATTTTGACAATTACATAAATATATACATAGAGAACCTTCGCAACTCGTGCATGGAACCCTATGCCTGTACATATAAAATTCCAATCACCGTTATGAAGGGTGGTGTTCAGAACTTCCTATCTGACAGTTACTTCAAGCAATCTATTGAAATTTTCGATCCAAATTACAAAGTAAATCGTCTAAACATACAGGTGCGTGATCGTTTCGGCAATCCAATGGACAATAACGGTCTTGATTGGTCTTTCACGCTAGAGGTGGAGTCTGACAATTAGTCCAACTTTTTTTCGCCTGCAAAAGTAATATGAGTAGAACCATTGATGGTATAATTGGTACTGCTTCAAAGAATGCTCCAGTACCACAATTTCGCCCATATGATTTCGGCACTGATGCCATCGAGCGCCAGCGTGTGTCGCTAGGCCAGTCTCTCATCGATGCCGATTTCGAATATGGAATTCAGCAGACGAAGTGGCAGACCCACCAGGAGATTCGCAAAACGCCTAGTTTCTACGAAATTCCAGGTACTGATCTCGTCGTAACAGCCGTGGCGGCAGATGGGAGACCCATTGTTTCAAACGTTCTGGTCACGACTTCATCCATTGTACCTGCTATAGGTTCAATTATAACTGTGACTGGACTTTCCAATTTTTCTAGAACAGCAGATCGCGCCGAGGGTTACTTCCTCGTGACGGCTAATACGACAGTCCCAGATTACTTCGCTTCTCTTCCAGCTGGAACATTTGCTTATCGTGCGAAAGGTTCAATAGTGACTGGAAGTTTATTCACAACTTCAACTACATACCGCCGCGGTGGCGTGTTCAACTCGGGCAATTGTTCAATTCGCGTTGATAATATCAATCAGTCTGGCTCGACTGTGACCGTCAGAACATCAAATATCCACGGTATGCTTCCAGGCACGCCCATCACGTCCAACAACTGGTCTGGGCCAGGCGTAGCCGGTGTGAATGGCAACTTCTTCGTCGAGACCGTACCTTCCGGAAACACCTTTACTTACACTTCTTATTTCGCCGGCGCTCCAACGAGCATAGGCGGCGGATCCATCTTCGTCCAGCCTTATTCCACCGTGGCTCACCGTCCATTCGACGGTGGCGTGCTTCTTACCCCCGTTGTGACGTCGCACGGGGCTAATATCGTGCGTCAGTCCAAGAAGGACGCCACCGTCGAATGGACGGT